TCCAGGATTGCTAGTAGCTCTCATGTAGAGGGGTAAGCCACTAGCTTTAGTTGTTCTAAGTCGTGACCTCATGTAGTTCCAAGGGTATGGAGTAGGCCACTGTGTAAGTTCGTCAAAGCCAATCCAGTTAAAGGCCTGACCTTGGTATCTCATAACGTCATCGTCACGGTCTAGGTAAGACATCCAGAGAGTTGCACCACTGGGAGCTACCCAAGTCTTATCTCGTTCCATAAACTTGATTCCAGGAATAGCTTTAGGATAAAGCTGCTTGGATACTGAGATAAGTTCCCTAAGTTCTTCTGTACTTCTACGTACAAGAAGCATCCTAGCATTAGGATTGTTCAAGTACCGCACAGGATCGGCAATCATTGCGTAGGACTTACCCCCACCTGCTGATCCCCCGTATAGTACTTCTTGTTCTGTAGAAGCTAGGAAGTCTGTCTGTGGCCCTTCGTTAGGTTCAAAGATAACTTCACGAGCTATCTCCTCATAGTCTAAAGCTTCAGGCTTCGGCTGGGCTGGACTCTTCTCTACCACCACGGATTTGGGCTTCGATTTTTTCCGCTTTATCGAGCGCCGCTTTGTATCGCTCGGCAAGGTAGCGTTGGTTTGCAGCTTCTCTCTTACGCTTCTGCTCAAGTCTAACTCTCTTGTATAATCCTACATGTGATATATGCCGGCCTGACTGGTCACTTAACCAATTGGCTACATCACGGTAACTGTACTGCTTTAGGTGTTTCTTTGCTTGTTCGTACAGTTCTAGTTCTTCTGGAATAGGTATAATGACATCTTTATCATCTGGATCTTGTGAGTACCCAAATGGTACTTGTCTACCTACTCTTACTACTGGGTGCCAAACATAGCCACTTTCGGTTTTGTCAGGCTTTGGAAGTTTCCAAGTTTTATCAAGCTTCATTTTCTTTAGGGGGTAAAATAAATAGTGGGCTTTCTGATTTGACTTCTACCTTGTCGGTCTTTACAAAACCAGCACGGTCTAAGAAGTCTTTAGCAGCAGCCATCTTCTCTTTATTACCTAAGTCTGTTGGGTTAGTCATAACGTTCATCAAAGACCAAACAGCACGAGGGCCATTGGTAGCAATAAAGTCACGGGTACGGTTAGCTATCTCATCCTTTAAAGGAGCCATAACTCTTGCAGAGGATTCTCCCTGAGCATACCCTGCAATTTTAAGTGCTTTAACTGGGTTGCCTTCGGCTTCACCAAACAAGGCATCAAGAAACTTCTGTTGCTTTTCTGTCATGTAACTTTCCTATGCGGTTTTACTTTGGCTCTAACTTTTTTAGGTTGAGCCACAAACTGCTTACCCGCCTTAGTGCCTTTTCGTTTTGCTCGTGATGTAGCGGCATACTCAGAAGAACTAAGAGACTTAATAGCCTTTGCAGGTAGATACCTTTCGCCTGTAGCCTTTGGACCTTGCGTTGATGGTTTACCACTCTTGGTTCTCCACTTCTGCTTAGTCCAAGACTTTAGGCTCTTTTGTGATTTAGCTAATGCCATTTAGTTGCTTGGAAGGACTTCAACTCTTATACCCTCCCCCTTTCGCTTTATATTGTTTAGCGACCATTTGGGCTTTCCTGGCGGACCATTGTCCTGGCTTTCCACCTTTTCCGCCAGCTTTGACGGAAGCAACAAGGCGCTTGCGCATACTAGGCTTAGTATAATTACCCGCTGCATTAACCGTAGACTTTTTGCCTGATCTCACCTCTACTGATCCCCATATCATGCAGCTCTTTGTCACTCAGGTTCATGAGTATCCAATAGTCTGCTCTTCGTTGTTGATTCTTTTGAATCGCTTTTAAAATATTCTTAAACATAGCACTACTCCTTTTTATTTGTGCAGGAGTAGTTTTACATAAATAGTTATATCATACTATAGATAAGATTGCAACCCCGTTATGCATTAAGTGCGATTCGGGTCAAAGTATTCTTCTACTGAAACAAGAACTTCCATAGTATTTGCAGTCTCAGCATATACCATAATCTTATCACCAGAGTGCAGGTTAAAGTATCCACCATTAACTAAGTTAGTTACAGAGTGTCCTGACATACTAAGCCCATTAGCTATGTAGTGGTACTCATTATCACCAGCATGGTAAAACTGTACAAACACCTTCTTAGTAGAGGTAGAGCTATTACTTATATGTAGATACCTAGTAATAGCACTAAAGTTAGCAGGACAAGTATACACAGCGGTAGCACTAGCATCTGCCGAAGTAGATGCAATAGTGTACCCTTGTGTATGAAACTTGGACTTACTTAGATCTGGCATTTACTTTTGCTTATTAAAGGCTTTCATAGCCTCACGCATATTGTAGCCCTTGCTGTTTTCATTTTTAAACTTAGCTTTGTTCTTGTTAAAGAAAGCATTAAACTTAGCAGATTGACCTTTTAATTCGCTAGGAGATTTGGTGTCTACTTTACGTTGAGCTGTTTCACGTAAGCCATCTCCACGTCCACCTTTAGTATCACTAATTGTGCTGGTGACAATATTATTTTTCTTAGGTGCACCTAATGGTTTTTTCTTAGGTTTAATTGCAGCAACTGGTTTTTTAAGGTCTTCTGCAAATACAGCAGCCATTACTTTACCATTTTTATCTGTGTAGTAAAGTGACCCAGCTTTCTTAGCAGCAGAGATACTCTTGTACTTACCTGCATTCTTTTTAGCTTGGGCAGCAGTTTTACCCATAGCCTTTAGTTGATTGTTTAAGTATGTTCGTAGTGATACAGCCATAATATTTCTCCTACTTATAAGTATTTTTAGGGTTGGCGATACCAGTATTCATAGTACCAGTAGATCTAACCATGCCACCTTGATTGTACATAGCTACTTTACCACCTTTAGCGTAAGCTTTCTTTTTCATCATAGCTCCACCTTTAGCATAACCTTTTTTCTTCATCATGCCACCTTTATTCATAAAGCCCATTTTATTACGTACATCTTTAGGTAAAGATGCTGCACCTTTATTTGGCGCTGGTTTTAAACCACCTTGGGCATATCCTTTTTTCTTCATCATAATTTATTCCTCACTGTATAAATTGTTAAACACTCGTTGCGTATCCCATACGTAGTCTACGTTTTCTTTCGAGTTGTATGTATGTTGATTAGGTTTAAAGTCAGGAGCACCTTGTCCTGTTTCAAACCATGCGGGATGAGTTACTCTCACTCTGTTATTGGGCAACGCAACAATGTTACCTGTATATTCTCCTGCATCTAACAACTCTAATACGTGAGACTGTTTGTGTTGTGCAGGGTCATCTGCTACTTCATTATCTGTGTAGTCTACAGTAAAGTAATACTTAGCTGGATAAAACTCACCATCTATCTTTGCTATCCAAGGCGCTGGGCTTGCTCTTTCTAGCTTGTACACACTGTGTGTATGCGACATACAATCCCAAGGTTGAGCTAAGTACGGGGGTAACTCGTTAGGCCACTCAGCCAAAGGTGTATCCGCAACCAACGCAGTGAGCGGCATCCTAGCCCACATTGCTCCACCATGGACGTTCTCTGATTCGTCAAAGTCTGACTCACAGCCTGTAAAGATAACTTGGAAGCTGAGTGTTCTATTGGGCATCGTAGTAACACCGATGACCATACAGTGAAGAAACTCTCCATGATATTCCTCTAGGTTTTTTGTGTACTCTCTACGTACCCATGCTTTAAAGTAAGGTATACTGCTAGTTAAATAAGACATACCTTATGCTACAATAAAATCTACTATTTGTCCAGTGGGTGTACGTAATTTATTTGGATTAGGGTTGTAAGCATACATTTGATTAACTAGTTTAAGATCTTCTACTGGTGTATCAGGAGTAATCTTATTAGGTTTTTCTGGTTTATACTCTTCGTTATTCCTACTTGATCTATCCTTATCTGCCTTTTCAAATACAATATTCTCATGCGTCTGAAAGGGCATACTAGGTAAAGGAAAGTGAGAAATAAGAGTCATTACCACTTCACCTTATGTGACCAATATCTAGCTGATAACTTGCTGGGCTTAGAGTCTTGAGCATCATGTCTAGCATAATAACTCTTCTTACGTGCTTTATCTTTTGCAGACTTAGGATTCTTACCAGCACCTTTTACACCCTGCTGACCGAAACGAATAAACTTATAGGTGTCACCTTCTTTAGCCATAACACAGTGTGACTTCTTGGGATGATTAGGAGTTCTCTTAGGTTTGTTTACACCCTTGAGACCTTCCTCCTTCATCTTAGTCTTAACTCGTTCAGGTATACTCATTAGATCATACTCAATGCTTGGTCTAGTGTTTCTTTATTACGACGAGTCCAACCACGACCAAAGGTCTCAAAGGTACGTAGAGACTCATAGAACTTCTGACGTTGACTGAAGACACTTTCAATAATCATCTGAGGTTCTTTATTCATGACAGCTTGCAGAGTCATAGGCCCAATAGCCCCATCTGCTGTTGCTCCCACAGCACGTTGTATAGCTTTAGCTGGACGACCAGAACCACTATTAACGGCCCAGTCAAAGGCGCACCAGTCAACACCGCTAGGAAGATCATCACCACGCACCTTATCCCAATAATTCTTCTTGTAGATAGGGGCTACATCATCAGGCTTTAAGTCCATCATCTCAGACTTAGTAGCCTCACGTCCAATCCACTTGTCATACACAGCCTTAGTCACCCCAAGGTTAGTCATACCACCAGGATCTTGGGGGTGATTCACAAAGCCCCCCTCGTGGTGTAGCAACATCTCTAAACATTTCTGAAAGTTCTTATGCATTATTTAAACAATCCTGTTTTACGGTAGTCTACCAGACCACCCTTACTAAACCCTTTGGTGGATTTTACTTTTTTAGCTTTCTTTATCTGTTTTGCTTCCTTACCATGATACTCACTAGAGTCATCACCCTCCATATATTTTTTAGTAGAGGTACGGCGTTTAGCTGCTGCTTCTCCTTTTTCTAACATGGAGATTTTCTTTTCGAGTCTGGTAATTTCTTTGTTATTTAAGATAGCTTTACCTGCAGCAAATAAAGTTTCTAATACAGTGCCTAATGGTCCCGAATCTATCTTATCTAAAGATTTAGGAGATAACTTACTGACCCTTGCTTTTAAGGATTTAATTTGATTTGCAGACATTATTTTTTCCCAAAGAATTTACTTACGGATCTGATCCCGATACTTGCTGAAACAATCCCACCCAGTGAGTATTGGTACCATGCTGGCATAGTTTCCAGTGCAGCAAAGCCAGCTTGAACAATACTATTACCCCAATCACCACAAAATGCTAGAATCAGTGGAATTGAAAAGAGTAAGGTAATCCATTCGTCTTTCCAAGAGTTCTGAGTGGCATTAATAGCCG